ATTCGGTAGGTATAGGTTTTAGACATAGCGATGGCTTGGTGAGCGTTAAAGCAGCTACACTTTGAGCTGTCTTTCCGTTGTCATTGGTTTTTCTGGGCGGAATAGTTGCCCGAGTAAATCCACTAAAATATTAGCAGAGTGTTGGTATTCGCTTTTGAGAGCTGGGTTTAATTCGACTCGTGCCTTTTGACTGAATACTAAACTTTGAGCGTGCAAATAGGCTTCCAGCTGTTCAGCAAAATGCGGATTATGCGAAAGTGTGACACGTAATTCGGTCAGTTCATCTAAACTGGTGGGCGAAAAAAGTTGTTGCCACAAAGGTTGCTTAACGAGTTTCATTGATACCTCAGCAATTAACGACCGCAGCTTTTACAGCCGCTTGCCCCTTTTGACGCCATAGGACGCACGCCACCATTTAAGATACCAGCTACTTTACCTGTGGAATCTTTAAAGCGTACACCCATATTGCCGTTAGATGGGGTAACCACATTTTTTTGATTAGCAAGGGGTTTATAGCCTGCCATTGTGTTTCTCCTCTATGAAATAATTGAGTGAAAAAAACGACTGAAACTAGATGTCGCAGTCGCAGATTCGGTTTTTTGCCATTACTGGGTCGTCGTAGTAATCAATAATGACTTCATTATTGCCGTGATATTCAAAGTAGTAAGTACCGGCATCATCAATATGAATGGTTGGATCGTCAGCCGTTAATACCACCGCTTGCTTACACTTCTTATACGGCATATGTTGCACATTCGCCACCGCACTTGGCTCAATCACGCAAGGGCAACAATCATCGGTTAACGCCCAGTGGGGATTACCTAACGACTGCACTCTTGCGATATGCACGGATACACTTTCACCCGCACTCAATCCCCACACAATCACCCGTTTCGGATGTTTGCGGACTTCGATATTGGTTGAAGTGGGAAAGAGTTCGTTGAGGGTAAATCGTGGTTCGTTGGGTTGAGTCTGTGCAGTACGAATATGGCTATGGGTTTTGATGTTGCCCATATTGTACCTGCTGCGTTAATTGTTGAATAAATCCTTCATAGCGTTTTTGCCAATTGGATTGTTTATACGAAAGTGTTTGGTTAGAAAATTCTTGTTGCGTGTTATGTTTTATGCGTGAAAGCAATAAGGAAGTATCTGCCAAGTGATTTAAATCAGGTAACTGACCTTGTACAGGTTGAGAATAGTTTAACCATTCCCACGCCAAAGGGTTACTTTTACTTAGTGCGTTTTTGAAATTACGATAACCCCATAAATGTATATTTAATTGATTATTCTTGTAACTCTTAAAACAATCCTTATCTACTTCAACAATACAAAAGAAATCCCAATCTGAACTTTCTACTTCTGTTTTCCAATATCTTGAACCAACTAAACCAAGATAGATGATTTCGTATGGTTCAAGTATCTTTAAGCATTCTCTAAGAATTGTTGGATTTATCTGGGTCATTAGCATTATGCCCGCTATCGTACCAACTATCATCAGAAGATCCAGTGCTAGATTTTCTTACTCTTTTAGTAGTTTCGTTAATTTTTTCTGAACATACGATAGAACCATTAACTTTCCAATCCTTCCAAGTAATTGTAGTTACTTGATTGTAGCGACTAGAAATGCTAGTCGTTACCTCTTCATTTCTATCAGTACTTGTCACATTCTTCGTATTACGCGTTTCCGATGTTTCCACGCCATTGATTTTCTTCACTTCATAAGTGACGGTTGCACAAGGGATTGGGTAGGTTTTAGTGATCCATTCGATAACATCATTATCTAATTTGATTGTCGCATCTGTTGTTGTCCCAGTTGTATCGGATAAAGGGAAAGGTGCATTTGGTGCTACACTTAATACATTTTGAGGTTCATCTTTGAAGCAATCAGTAAAACTTCTGACATATCCCCAATTCGTGCTTTCATCTGATGCTGCAACTTTTTGCCCTGTTGCAGTGTTGATAAACATACCAGAATGGATATTGCTTGGTTTATCAGATAAGTTCCACAAAAATACATCGTGAATACCTTTGGACACTTTTACTTTTCTTGTGCCACCTGTACTAATTTTTGTATCTCTTAAATCCCTTGATGGAATATTAGAGTATAAAAGTACAGGAACACCGTCCAAGTATAAGTTAGCGTAATCATCACCAATTGCACCAAAAGTATATTCTCCAGTTTCAGGGAAATTTACTTTAGCTTTAGCCCAATACATAAACGCATTAGAACCTGTATTCAGATAATTAATATCTGATGCTAAAGGAACAATCCCTTTGATATGGTATCCTGCAACAGAATCAAGTCGATTCGGATAATTATAACCACCACCGAAAGTATCGACTACACGACCTTTTGTATTAACCAATCCCAAATACTGAAAAGCAATTTTGGGTTCAAGCATACTATTTGGATTGCGTGTTGCTTTGAGTACCCTTCCATCAGGTAATTTAAATACACTATCTGACCCTAAAGAAAACTCAACAGATTGACCGGCAGTTAAGTATACTAAACAATGTTCTACACCTAACCCACGATTAAATACGGTATTGATGTTACCGCCAGTTGCAGAAAGAATAACTAAATAATACCCTTCTTTTTCAGCGGTAAAACTTTGTTTAGGATTAGAAGCAATAGCAGAAAAACGATATACATTTGTCTGACAACTAATCATTGTTTTTGGCTTAGTTCGATTAAGCATACCCACAGGATTCGCCCAACCACACATTGTTCTGCAAGCCATATCGCCCCCTATGCCGATTCAGTATCGCCAAAGACACGAACCACTTTACCCATTTCATAAAGCACCGTCACCGCAGCATCGACACCGCCTAACACTAAACTGCCTTCACGCGGTTTCACTAAGCGATTATTACCGCCATTTGCTAGCGTGACTTTATTTGCTGTGGTTTGAATAATGGTAAACATTCTGCCTTGTGGAATGTTATCAGGTAAGGTAATGATAATTGGTGCCGTATTGATACAAATGAGCGTGTTATCATCATCTTGCACGGTGTAGTTTGCCGATACGTGTTTGCACGGCACTTTACAGGTTTTGTTGAGTTCGCTCTCTAATGCAGAAACACGTGCTTTTAACGCATTAATGGTTTCATTTTGCGTGGTATCTTGCCCAATAAGTGTGTTGATTTGATTTTGCATCTGCTTAATCATTTCATTAGTCACACCACCTGCATTATCAAGTTTCTGCCAAGTGTTCCAACCGTTCGGATTTTTCAATGAACCATCGGGGTTTACACCGTGATCGTTGGAGATATACCAAGTATCATCGCCATTAGCCACCCAGATATTAAGCTCACGATCTGAGGCGATGTAGTAACCGTTGAAATCATACATTTGAGTATTGACATATTCATCCCAAGTAGTTGCCATTGCAAGGTTCTTTTCTTGGGAGCTAAAATCTTTTGGTAAGCCGAGCACACCTTGTCTTGTTTGATTATCCACATTCCCAGTAAAAGTGTGGAAACCCCATTTATAATTTGAGGTTTTAAGTGAATTGCCATTCGCTAAGACTTGCGGGCCTACTACATTTAAAGCGAGTTTACCTTCGGTGTTGATGGTTAAATCATTACTTAGGTTCAATCCAAGCGGTTGATTTTTAGTACCATCTCCCGTAATGCCTGAGTTAGGCTTTACGGCAACAGCGACATCACCAGCAATAGATTGCTTGATTTTTGCGACAGAAATTACCCCACCTTTGCCGTTTTGTAGGCAAGTTGGCGAAGTGGTTACGCCATTTGCGTTATCTGCACAATCAAGTAAAGCGGCTTCCGCTTTCATTGCCGATTGAGCAATCTGTTCTTTAGCATTATTTAATGCCTTTTCCTGCTCAGTTTTTGCAGTATCAAGGGCTTTATCTTGAGCATCTTGTGAGTCTTTAAATTGTTTACATGTTACAAATGACATATCGCCCCCTAGGCGGTAAAGTTTACTACGCCATTAAATGTAGCGAGTTTTAGTGTGCTAGACTTGATGCGTAATTTTTTAGGTACATCACGTGTTTCTTCACTTTCTCGGAAAATATTAGGTTTCATAATTAAGTCACTATCTTGTACATAAAAACTATTGCTTCCGTATGTAAGTGTATGAAATACCGTTTGCTCTTCGGTTGGTTCAATAGTATCTCTCACGACTTCAACTACAACCTCGCCAGAAAATAGTCCTTCTTTTTTGTAATTAAACGGAATATGTGCGGATAATTGAATAGAACGATTTGAGATCTCACCGGATAATTGTACTGCAACTTCCTGATAAGATTCTTCTGGTAAAGGATATTCTTGTGTTACCGATAAGATTTTTTCGTGAGGTTCAACTTCACTAAAGCGTTCTTGAGTTGTAATAGGAACGGTAAGTTTAGCTTTATTAAACTCAAGTGCATTAGCGTAAGGTAAGAGATTAATGTTATATCCATACACAGGATCTTGTCCTGCTTGATCGATGCCTGATGTATAATGGCAATCGTATGCAATGGTATTGCCATAAGCAGACTGACGAATTTGCACCTCTGTTAAAACTTCATTACGAGGTTCACCACGTTTAAATTTCTTAGCAGTTGAACCTTGAATGACTAAGCCCGTTTCTTTATGTTTAAGATAAACAGGTGTATCTTTTACATAAAATTCATCATCTGGTTCAGGTGTCACATAGTTTTTGACCACCTCAAACTCATCTTCTGCGGTTTCGCCCGAAGGTAATACGGCAAACACCTTCCCTTCATTATTTACTTGAATAGTTTTACCATCCAAGTCGTCTTTTGTAATAATTTGAATCATACAAACATTCCTACTAAATTTAACACCACACGCTCATTGCTTTTTACTTGAGAGAAAACAATTTCACGCGAACCTTTGTTCCACCAGAGCAAGCCTGAACCTGCATTTGTTGAGATCGTTTTTGTCGGAAGTGGTGCACCTTCGGGCATACGAAATGCCACCGTGCGATTACTATTTACCCGACAAATAAAGTCCAACGAGATAATGCCTAGCCCCATTCCGTTAATCGACACCATTTTGCGGGTATCGGTATTGGCATCAGCAATAATTTGAGTGGCATTTGGATTGACGACTTCTAATACATAATCTTGCACCTCTGCAGTTTTTTCTTGCATCAGCTGCTTAAGTCGTTCTTCTTTAATTCGAACATTGCCGTTTACTACATCAAAATCCTCTTGGTGTAGGTCTTGCTGTTGGGGCATTGGTAGGGTTGTGGCAATGGCTGACTGCTGAAAGTGAAGAAACAAAACGCCTTAAATCGGAACAAGAGGAGTTAGTCAAGAGTACGGATCAATTAACAGATTCTGTTAAACAAAGTGCACAAGAACGTCAAAAAAATCTTGAATCTGTAAAAGGTAATACAGAATCTTATCAAAAATTGGCTGACGAAATTGTCCAGTTATCACAAAAGACAAATAAGACAGCAGCTGAAAAGACAAACCTCAAGAAAAAGATTGATGCTTTGAATGCCTCTGTTAGTGGCTTGAATCTAGTTTATGACAAAAATACCGATTCTTTGTCTCATAACAGCGACCAAATCAAAGCTAGAATCTCAGCGATGGAGGCAGAATCAACATGGGCGGCAACCCAAAAGAATCTGTTAGAGATTGAGCAGAAACGTGCTGAGGTAGGCGAACAACTGAAGCAGATAGCTGAACAACGCAAAAAATGGAATGAAGAGTCCAATGTTAGTGATAGCGCTAGAAAAGAAAAACTTCAAGAACTCAATGACAAGGAAACAGAGCTTAAAAATATTCAAACAGAATTGCAAACTGAGTACGAAAAAACCTCTCAAGTTCAACAGGCGGCATCTGAGGCAATGGCGACAGCTGCTGAAAATGGGTCTAATCGACAAGTTATATCATATGAAGGTATGTCTAAAGCGCAACAAAAAGCAATCGATGACATGCGTACCAAATACAATGAGTTGCTTGAAACCACAACGAACATGTTTGATCAGATACAAATGAAGTCAGCTATTAGTGTCGATGAAATGATTGCCAACCTCCAAAAAAACCAAGAAGCGGTCAATAATTGGGCGACAAACCTCAATACACTAGCCGAACGCGGAGTAAATGAGGGGATTTTGGCTAAATTGCAACAGATGGGGCCTCAAGGTGGGTTGTACGTTCAAGAACTTGTCAACGCCTCAGATGAAAAATTGGCAACATTGAACGAAGTCTTTACTCAAGGTGGTGAGTCAGCTATGAATGGCTTAACTGCTGGTATGGATACTGGTGCTTTGGGTATCACAGACAAGATCAAGGGCATTGTACAAAGTCAAGTATCGAGTTTGCAAGAGGAAATTGCAGCTGCTGACTTCCCTGGAAAAGGGGAAAATATTCCTGAAGGCGTTGGTAATGGTATTAAAGCTGGAGCTAAAATTGCAAGTGAAGCTTCTAAAAACATGGCTAATAATATAAAAGAATCCTTTACAAGTGAAATGGATATCCATTCTCCATCCCGTGTATTTAACGAATACGGAGGTTTTATCACTACTGGGTTAGCTGAGGGGATAGATAAAGGTACCAATCAACCTGTATCATCTGTTACTAACTTAGCCAATCAAATTAAGAAACCATTTGATGGTTTGCAGAGTGATTTCACATACATTGGTGAAATGGCGATGTCTGGTCTTAATGCAGGGCTTTGGAGTGGTGCTGGTGCTGTTATGGAAACAGCAAATAGTATTGCTGCTCGTATCAAATCAACAATACAGAGTGCCTTGGATATCCATAGTCCATCTCGTGTTATGCGTGATGAAATCGGACGTTTTATTCCTCAAGGTATTGCTGTTGGTATTGAAGCGGATGCTGGCGTTGTTAGAAGGACAATGTTGCGATTAAAAGAAAGCATGATGATTGATACTAGACCAGAAATTGCACTTGGTTTAAATAAGAAACTAGGTGCTCAAGTGACTGTTAAGCAAAGTAGTAAGCAGACAATAGCTGAGAAAATCAAGGTCACTATGGACAAGTCTAGCGAATTGCTTGAAAAGGCGCTAGATGTGGCAGAAACGGCTGCAAAACGCCCAGCGCAAATGGTTCTTAACGATGGAACTCTAGTAGCTAAAACAAGTGACAAGTTCGCTAGACAACAATCTGAGCAACTAAGACGAGATAACAGAATGAAAGGGATATTGACATGACAAAGATAATGACTTTCAACGGCGTTGATATGTCTAAGTTTTTTCGAATAACCGATATTATCCGCCCGATTGGTAACAAGAGGAGCGTGTCAACCGATAACGCCCCTCTTTTGGGGGTAAATATCCAACAGGTAAAGATTGGTGAAAAAGAGCATACTATCAAGTTTACAATGATGGCGACAGATGGGCGTGCTATGGAACAATTAAAACATGAGCTTGCAGGCGTTCTAAATGTGCTAGAACCAGTAAAAATCACGTATGGAGATGAACCTGATAAATATTACCTAGGATTTCCAGTTGATGACGTTACAACAGATAATATCGCTAGATGGTTACAACGTTCAGAGATTAAGTTTTTGATTCCAGACGGTGTAGCCCATAGCTCAGCTTATAAGAATTTCAATAGCGATTCAAATGAACAAACTACAACCAATAAAATGGTTTTTGACTTAGTAAACAATGGGACGGTTGAGGCCTTTCCAATTATCAGAGTTAAGCATAATGCTGAAAATGGATATATAGGTCTTGTCAATAATAATAATACGGCTTTTGAGATGGGAAACCGTGAGGAGGCTGATACTGAAACAGTAAAGCGCTCTGAGGTCTTGCTTGACTTTCGAGGCGACAAAATCGCTCAAGGGTTGACGCAAGCAGTAAAAAATAGCTCAGTGACTAATGGTTCAGAGAATTTAATTGGGACATCGGAGCTAATTACAACAGGCAGTAAGAAACGTGTCAAATTAAGAGAACAGTTTAGCGGAACATATAATAAAAGCTATTCAACAGGCTTATCATGGGAGATACCAGCTGACTCAACAGGTCAAAAAGGCTCTCTAAATGATTATATTTTTTGTAAATTAGTCTATCAACTTGAGTCAATAGCTCAATGTGGCTTTATCAAGGTGGCTGTATCTGATACAGCAGGTCAGTTTTTGTATGGGGTTGAAACTTACAAGAGATATAACGGTCTATATTGTGGATTTAATGTCTTTGCCACTAATAATAACGGAGATTATAACTTTCTCAATACTTTGGATTTTGACTCATCTAGCGATAGCAATAGAAATCCTTTTACATTATCAAGAGGACAGTTTGAAATTAAGCGAAATGATGAGAAAATCCAAGTTTACTACAACGGTTCATACTATAATTTTGTCGTCCCTGAAATCAGGGGCAAAAAGTCAGCTAAAATCCATGTCACGATAGGTGGCTTTCACGGAAAGCCAATCATCCCTCACTTATATCTTGATGAGTTGATGTATCGTAAGGACTTTGTGCAAGCATCAAGAGACATTCCTAATCGCTATCCTATCGGTTCAAATGTTGTAATTAACAGTGAAGATGATACGGTCTATATTGACGGAATCGCTAAAGCTGGAGAGGTTGTCGATGGCTCACAATGGCTATCTATACCGCCTGGAAATTCTAAACTTGAGATGTATTTTTCAAGTTTTATAAAGAAAAAACCGACAGTGACAATCGAATTTGAAGAAAGGTGGCTATAATGCTCTTAACAATTCATGATGCAAATTTACAAAAGGTTGCTTTTGTCGATAACAGCAAGCAAAGCACACTTAACTTTTACAACGATACCTGGACTAGAGGTTTACAAACAGGATCATCCACTTTTGAATTCACTGTATTTAAAAAGTCTATCAAGTCAGACACTCCAACCCAAAAAGCCTATTCTTATCTGAATGAACGGGCGTGGGTATCTTTCAAATATCATGACAAGAGCTTTATTTTCAACGTTATGCAGGTTGAAGAAAACGAGCAAACAATCAAATGCTATTGCGAAAACCTCAATCTTGAGCTTATCAATGAGATAACCAACCCTTACAAGGCTACAAAGGCTATGAGCTTTGCTGAATATTGTGAGGCTATGGGCTTGTTAAACTATACTCACCTATCCATCGGCATCAATGAAATTTCAGATTACAAGCGTACTCTGGAATGGGAGGGGCAAGAAACCAAACTAGCCCGTCTATTAAGCCTAGCCAAACGATTTGATGCAGAGATTGAATTTTATACACAGTTAAATGCTGACAGTACAATTAAGAAATTCTCTATCAATGTCTATCATGAAAACGATGACAACCATCAAGGCGTAGGCCGTATCAGAAACGATATACAGTTAAAATATGGCAAAAATATTAATTCTATCACTAGAAAAGTTGATAAAACTGGCATTTTTAACTTAATCAAACCAACAGGAAAAAGACGAGTTAAAAATAATAAAGGTGAGGAAGTTGAAGAAGTTGTTACAATAAGTGGTCTTGACGAGTGGAAAAAGTATAACAAGGATGGAATTTGTGAATTTTATCAATTAGGAGCTCATCTTGTTGCACCTATCTCTATGCAGCTATATCCATCAACATTCACACATTCAACAGGTGAACTAGACCAGTACACAAGAAAAGATTTTTCTTACGATACTGACGATCCAAAAGAATTGCGACGTCTAGCATACAATGAACTGAAAAAACATTGTTATCCAGCAATCACTTATGAAGTCGATGGCTTTGTCGATGTTGAAATCGGCGATACAGTCAAAATTCATGATTCAGGATTCAATCCTTTGCTGGTAGTTCAAGCACGAGTTACTGAACAGAAAATCAGCTTTTCAAATCCAGCAAGTAACAAAACAGTATTTTCAAACTTTAAAGCCTTTGAAAATCAGTTATCAGACGGAATACAAGAGGCTCTTGAGCGCTTATTTGAGCAGTCTAAACCTTACATTATCAAGCTATCTACTAGCAATGGAATCATCTTTAAAAATCAAGCTGGTGAAAGTGTTATCACTCCTACACTATATAAGGGTGGGAAATTAATAACCGCTGGCGTGAGCTGGAGATGGTCTTTAAATGGGATTGTAACAACTGGTCAGACATACACAGCTAGAGGTAGAGATGTTTCTGGCGTAATCACATTGACTGTTGCAGCTTACATAGACAATGAAGAAGTCGCAGTTGACGAAATCTCACTAGTAAATGTATCCGATGGTAAGAATGGCCAAAAGGGCGACAAGGGAGACCAAGGTTCCAAAGGTGACAGAGGAGAAAAAGGAGAGCGTGGGGAACGTGGACTTCAAGGAGAACGAGGCTTACAAGGTATCCAAGGTTTGCAAGGTCCGAAAGGTGACCAAGGTATCCCTGGAGTTAGAGGAGCGGACGGCCGTACACAGTACACGCATATGGCTTATGCTGATAACGCTGCTGGTGGAGGGTTCAGCCAAACCAACACTGACAAGGCTTATGTGGGTGTCTATGTTGATTACAACTCAACTGACAGCGTCAATCCTGCTGACTATCGATGGACGAGATGGCGTGGTCAGGATGGTGCTGATGGATTACCAGGTAAAGCTGGAGCAGATGGAAGAACACCGTATGTTCACTTTGCTTATTCTGACAATGCGGATGGTTCTGGTTTAACAATGACAGATAACGGGCAGCGTTATTTTGGTCATTATTCAGATTATGAGAAGCTTGATAGTTCAGATAAAACGAAGTACAAATGGGCTGATCGTTGGGCTAAAGTTGAGGTTGGTGGAAGGAATCTCTTTCTTAATTCACTATTCAAACGTAGTCTAAGAGAGCGATACTCAACTTACTTTTTAGATGATAGTCAGGAGCAAACACAAGGACAGCTTACCTTAAGCATAGATACTAATAGCAAATTCAGAGGAGCTAATACTTTGAAAATTGTATCTACTTATAACGGTAAGGCGACTAATCAAAAAGTTACGTTTAGAACCGGTGGGGATACACGTTTGGGCACCGCTGACGAGATGAAAAATAAATCTGTTCGTTTCAGTTTTTGGGCAAAATCTACTGTCAATAATACGAATTTTCAAGCTAGAGCAGGGTATAGAAATACTATGCAAGGTGTCTCGCTGACTACGGATTGGAAATTTTATGACATCGAGTTGACGAAAAAAGAAAATTCCAATGCAAGTAATGATCTGATTTTACACATATTTACCGCCGCAACTGTCTGGATTGCCTTTCCAAAAGTAGAGGTAGGAACAGTCTCTACAGACTTTTCAGAAGCTCCCGAAGATGTTCAGAGGGATATAGACTCTAAAGCCGACCAAGGGCTAACTCAAGAACAGCTCAACGCTCTCAATGAGAAAGCTGGAATTATCCAAGCTGAGCTTGAGGCCAAGGCTAGCGCTGACACGCTTGATAACTGGATAAAGGCTTACAAGGACTTTGTTAAGGCCAACGAGACAGCGAGGGCGCAAGCTGAGAAAGATTTGATTTCAGCTAGTCAGCGTGTTTCTAACATTGCTAAGGATCTTGGAGAATTATCTGACCGCTGGAATTTCATTGATACTTATATGAGCTCTAGTAATGAGGGTCTTATCATTGGTAAGAACGATGGTAGCTCTAGTATGATGTTCAACCCTAATGGCCGTATTTCTATGTTTAGCGCTGGTGTAGAGGTTATGTACATCAGTCAAGGAGTAATCCACATTGAAAACGGGATTTTCTCTAAAACTATCCAAATTGGACGTTTTAGAGAGGAACAGTATCATATCAACCCTGACATGAATGTCATCAGGTATGTAGGTTAAAAGGAGGAAAAAATGGCCAAGTTTAGTAATTCAAGTGGGAGCTTGTATCTCAATGTCTATGTAGAACAGGGCTCTCAGAGTATCACAGCTAACACCTCAACCGTTAACTGGCGGATGACAGTTAGTAGGACAGGCGCCTATTACACTTATAACCATCAAGGAGACAGTACGTTGTCTCTCAATTTAGACGGTAGTAACGTGCATTACAGCTATCCGACGTGGGAGACATCAGGCGAGGAGTACACTCTTGCTAGTGGCTCAAGCACAATCAGCCACAATGCAGACGGGACTAAAACGCTCCCTATTTCTTGTACGTTCAATCCTAATAATGGCTTGCATGGAACTATCACAGTATCAGCAAGCCTTAGCCTGACGACTATACCACGCTCTAGCTCTGTAAGCGTGAGCGCTGGAGTTATTGGTAGTTCGGTTACTATCAATATTAACCGTCAAAGTTCAAGCTTCAAGCATACGGTGCGCTATTCATGGGCAGGTAAGTCAGGGACGATTGCAACGAATGTAGACACATCCACAGAGTGGATGAT